AAGGAAAGTAAGATTGATACACCTCGAACCTTTCGTGTTATGACGCTAGGTCATATCTGGTGGACTAAGAAAATTTTTGGGAAATTATTGAAACATTTCGCGCAGAACCGTCATGAAACGGGTGTTTGCGTTGGTTTCAATCCTTTCAAGGATGTGGACGTTTTGGCTAAGAAATTGCTTCTAGAAGAAATTTTAGGAGATGCGGATTTTGGAAAATGGGATGGTTCAGTAATAGCATTATTGATTGAATTAATTTTTGAGGTTTTTGGTGAGTTCTATGATGGCAATAATGGTCATATATTAGAGTGGCTGTGCGTTACAATATCGAAGTCGATGGTGATCATTAATGATGAGCTTTGGGCCACCACTCACGGTATCCCATCTGGAACGTGGGTAACATTATTGATTAATTGTTTAATCAATAAGTGTATTACGGCTCTGACGATTTTTAGAAATAAGGAAGATCCTACTGTTGAAGATTTTTATTCGGTTGTAGACTATGTAATGGGTGATGATAAAATTATGGGATCAAGTGGTCCTATGGCGAAAGTTTTTAATTTGTTTACAGTTAAGGAAGTTGCTGAATCATTAGGAATGGATTGTACGAATGGAGATAAAACGCCTATCACATCTCCATCACAAAGTTTTGATAAGTTGTCCTTTCTTAAGAGACATTTGAGGGAACACCCCACGCTATCAGGATACGTTGGTTTATTATCAGTCGATACGATTATGAATACTCTGCAGTGGATGGATTGTAGTAAGGATGTAGATGAAGTTTTAGGAGGTAAAGCAAGATCAGTGCAAGTTGAGGCTTATATACACTCTCCTAGTTTGTTTAAGAGGTTAACGAATATCATTGCTGAAACTCTCCCGTTTCAACCTTTATTTACAGAAGCGCAAGTTATTAAGATTTTACAATCGGATGATGGCTATGAGAAATTAAACGTTGCGGCTGGGAAGGATGTTTCCTGGCTTATTCAATAAATTATAGTTAGAACTACAGTAAGAGCACACTTACTATAAATAAAGCCTTACAGTGTAGGGTGATAACCAATAATCATAATTTAATAGATATCAGTTATAAAAACAATTTAGGGTAGTTTGTTTGCTAG